TAAGAAAGGAAAATAATATCATGTCACTTAAAATCACAAAACAACGTACAATCAATGCAGAATTTAACGTCGAAGAAGAAGGAGCTACAATCCTTGTTAAGCAAACGTTTATCAGCGTAGATTCCAATGCAGTCTCTACAGTTCAAGAGAATCTTCTTAACGCTGAACTCTACGCTAAACATCGTCAAGAAATGCGTACAGACGAACGTGCATTGCGTGACTTGCGTTATAAAGTAGAAGACGAAATTCTGGCAGATACTACACAGGCTTGATGCGTTTAAAAATGGGGTAAAAAAATAAAAAGAGGTAAAGTACATTGAATATTTCTGATTTGATTGACCACCTTGCCCCTACAATTGGAGTGATCGCAACGGGCTGGTTTGGTATGAAAGCTAGCAAGTCAGCTAATTTAAGCAAATCGCAATTCGGAGATTTGAAAAACGAGTTAGATAATATCCACGGTTCGGTTGAAGTTGTTCAACAAATCGGCGAATCAAACAACGAGAAAATCAACGAATTAAACGACAAACTAGCAGTGCATGATGAAGCACATCTTGTTACCATGTATCTAAGGTTAGAGCGTGACATTAACAAGGAGTTGAAACGTGGCTATACCACTGTTCACAATTCCGATGTGATTCACAAAATGCACTCTAGTTACCAAAAACTAGGTGGCAACGGGTACATCGATGCCCTTTATAAGAAATACATTAATTTAGAAGTGAGGAATTAACATGAAAATTAACTGGTCTATTCGTTTTAAAAACCGTACATTCGTAACACGCTTTGCACTCGCATTGGTGTTGCCAGTTTTGGCTTACTTTGGTATCAAATTTGAAGATATCACAAGCTGGGGAGCTTTGTTTGGATTGTTTGGCAGATTCTTGTCTAATCCATACTTGGTAGGCTTGACAGTGGTCAATGCCTTGAATATGTTCCCAGACCCAACAACGAAAGGGCTTAGCGATAGCGAACGTGCACTATCATATACTAAACCTTATGAGGACTAGCTTATGGCTAAACTCATGACCTCTATCAACCAAATCGAGGGTGGTGATGTCCTTAAATCTGGGGACACCACTTCCGTGTTTGGTTTTGAAATTCTAGGGGCTGATGAAAAACGCATGGAACTGTCTGGCACTGGTAAGCTCACACTGTCAAACGATGAAACCGTGGCATTATATCAAGATGTGGCCGTGGAGAACGGACATTTTACCTTTGTTATGGGTGATATTGTAGAACCCGGCACTTACTACCTCGAAGTTAAACTAAACGGGCATATCTTCCCGTCAAATAATTTCAAGGTGAAAGTCAAGAACTCACTAAATGCGGACAGTGCTATTCCATCTAAAAAAGACCCTAAACTAAAACTGTTAGCGGATGAATTGCGAGATTCTGGGTACATTGCCGGTGGCAGTGAAACCACGGAAGACCTCGTAAACATCTACAATCTAGCTAAAATCTGAAAGGAAAATTAAATGAGTAAACTACATGATTTCGCCCAAGCCGTGGGTGCTGACATTAAGGAAATTAAGACTACCCTATCTGGTAAGGCTGATAAAGGTGCTGCTGGTATTACTGAAGAGCGTTTGACACAAGCGATTAACCAAGCTAAGACTGATATCATCGGTAACGCACCGGAAGAACTTGACACACTCAAGGAAATCGCTGATAAAATCAACGCATCGGGTGGCAACACTGACAGTGGTATTATTTCGAAAATGACCGAGCTTGGCACTCGTATTGATACCATCGAGCAAGAAGATCTTGTGAGCGTATACAACACAGCGAAAGCGTGAGCCTATGAGTAAGTTCACAGAATTTGCTCAAGCGGTCGGGAGCGATATCAAGGAAATTAAAGATAAACAATCTTCATCATTGTCTGTCAGCCAAGCGTATGGACTATTTCCAACATACAATAACTTTTTCCTACAAGTTATGGAACAAAATAAATTTGCGGCAGACCCGCTTGTGACTAAATCTCAATTACCAACAAAAGAAATTGAAGAGTTGAAACAAAAGGTCGAAGAGTTGGAGAAAACGCTCTCGGAGATTAAACAGAGCATTCAAAAATAATTTAAGAAAGGAGAAACATGACTTCAAAAGCACAATTATTAAACACGCTTGATAGTCTGGTTAATCAACGTGTTACGGTGCCTACCAATCCTTACGGTGGGCAGTGTATCAGCTTGATTGACTACATTTTACAGTATGCGGGTTTATTTAATCTTGATTTCAGCTACTTGAATGCCATCGATGGCTTAAGCCGTGCTGAAAGTCTGGGATTGAAAGTAACACGTTTTAACGGGGCTAACAATCCACCAGTGGGCAGTGTATGGGTAACTAACTGCTTGCCATATCACCAATTTGGACATATCGGTTTTGTGGTCGCAGAAAACCCAGACGGCACAGTTACCACAGTCGAACAGAATATCGATGGCAACGCTGACTGTCTATATAATGGCGGTTGGACACGTAAGGTGACAAGAAACCTCGATAGCGCTGGTAATTTCAGCTATATCGACTGGAATGCACCAACTCAGCAAATGGTTGGATGGTTTGAATTACCATTTGACGGCATGGCACAAGATAATTACTTTATCGATGTGTCAGCGTATCAACCAGGCGACTTAACGGCTATCTGTCAAGCCAGTGGTACGAATAACACGGTTATCAAAGTAACCGAGGGTGTAGGCTGGGTTAGTCCGGTAGCCACTCAGCAAACTAATACAAGTAATTGTATTGGTTACTATCACTTTGCACGATTCGGTGGAGATGTCGCAACGGCACAAACTGAAGCGAATTACTTTATCAGTAATCTGCCATCGCACCCACGCTATCTTGTATGTGATTACGAGGACGGGGCTAGTGGCGATAAGCAAGCGAATACTAATGCGGTGTTAGCATTTATGGATGTTTGTAAGGCGAATGGCTTTGAGCCTATCTATTACAGTTACAAGCCTTATACACTAGCCAACGTGTATGTAGATCAAATCACTGCACGCTACCCCAATAGTCTATGGATTGCAGCGTACCCAGATTATGAGGTACGCCCAGAGCCATATTGGGGCGTGTATCCAAACATGGAACACACACGCTGGTGGCAGTTTACATCAACCGGTCTAGCTGGTGGATTGGATAAGAACGTTGTTATCATTAATGACGGTAATAATTTAGTTAATAAGAAAGAGGAAGAAGATATTATGAATTTTGTAGTACGTAGCGAAAGCGGTAAAGAAGGTTGGGTAGCAGTCGTTAATGGTCGTGTGTTTGGTATCGGCTCAATGGGCACAGTGGACGCACTCGAAGCGACTGGAGCTAAACGTTTGCAGTTGGATGATGCAGACTTCGAGCGTTTCCTATACAGTCAATCAAACGACGCCGAAGAGGTTTCTAAAGCAATCAATGAAGCTAGTGCATCAGTTGTTAAAGCTATTGAAGAACGTGCACAAGCAACACAAGGACAAACTGGTGTATAATTAAATAAAAGAACCACGAAAACTAAAAAACGAAAAGGAGTATATCACCTCCCCTCACACTGCAATAGGGATATCATGGCAGTAGTGGTCGAAGCCTCAGCGTTGTGCTGGGGCTTTTTTTATTTGGTATAATATATCTAGGAAAGTGCCAGTAACTCTACGGGGTCTGGTGCGTTTTTATTTATTTGTGCTATAATATATCTATCCATCATAGGCAAAGAGCTACGAGAAAACTCGTGGCTCTTTTTTTGCCCCAAATTTTGCCCCAAATCTTTCAAAAAGTACAGAAATAAATAAAAATAAAAACTATAAAAACCTAGTAAAATCAAGTCTTCATAGTTTTCATTTATTTTTATATTCTATATCTTTTCGTTGGCAGGGGACATTTTTAAGCCTTTAACCAAGCGGTTTTAAGGTATTTTGTCCACATTTTTTTATCTTTTTATCATTATGTTCTTTTGGGGCTTGTAACGATAAGGTTTTAAGCTACTTTGCCTCAAATTTAAGCTAAAACTATTTGACGCCTATTGAACTATAGGTGTTTTTTTATAAGAAAAACCCTAGTCAGGATTAGTCCTAACTAGGGTTTAAAATAGAATACTGGTGATGATTAGTATTTTGTTATCTCATTAATTGGAATTGGCAGTTGTATCTGTGCTTGATGAAGCTTGTGGGTACTCGTAAGGATTGTTATCAACGTCGTCAACCCACTCATTGCTCTGATCGGTTGAGCTTGCGTGATTGCTTCCTCCACCAGCACCTGCGGCGAAGGCTGCATCGTGACCTCCACCGCCTCCTCC